TTTGAGAATTTATTATTGGAAGATAAGTTAGTGATAACTCGAGATTATTTATTACCAGAATTTTATAAGATATTTGGTATAGAAAATGTGATAGAATTTGGAGATGAATTAGTAAAATATATAATAGAAAATTATACAAATGAGCCAGGAGTGCGAAAATTAAAAGAAATCTTATTTGAATTAATATCGAGTATAAATTTAGATTTATTAAAAAGAACTCAAAAATATAATATTCCGGTAATAATTACAAAAGAAATAATAGAAAATATATTATACGAGAGACATTATATAAGATATTTAAAGATAAATGATTATCCAAAGGTAGGAATAGTAAATGGTTTGTGGGCAAATGCATATGGAAATAGTGGAATATTACATATTGAAACTAAATTTTATTCAACATCAACATTTTTTGATTTGAAATTAACAGGAATGCAGGGAGATGTAATGAAAGAGAGTATGACAGTAGCAAAAACATTAGCAGTTTCTTTGGTGCAGCAAGCTCAATTAAAGAAGTTAGTAAAAGAATTTGAAGAAACGAAGATGCAAGGAATACATATTCATGTACCAGAAGGGGCAACACCAAAAGATGGGCCATCAGCAGGAGCGGCGATAACACTAGTAATTTATAGTTTATTAACAAATAAAAAAATAAAAAATAATTTTGCAATAACAGGAGAGATTAATTTGCAAGGTTCGGTAACAGCAATAGGAGGATTAGATTTAAAGATTTTGGGAGGAATAAGAGCGGGAGTAAAATGTTTTTTATATCCAAAAGATAATGCAAAAGATTTTAAATTATTTTATGAGAAACATAGTGATAAATTAGATTTATATGAATTTTTTGAAATAGAACATATTTCAGATGTAATAAAATATATGATTTTATAAATAATTAATATATTTATTTAATATAATAAATATATTATTATGGAGAGTCCTACATCTAATTCAGATTTAAATATTTCAAGACAGGCGGCTGCGATAACATTTTCGTTAACAAATTTATTAACATTTTTAACAATAATGTCCCCCTTTTTGCTAACATTTTTCATGGTGATGCTTTCAATATTAAATAATGCGATAGTAAAAGGTTTATTATTTTTAATAGGTTTAGTAATTGTAGCATATTTAACATATTTATTAAAAAGTATTTTAAAAGAAAGACAAAGTCCTTTAGCGAGTCCATTATGTAATATATTACCGATTCCTTTTACGACAAGAGGATCAATAGGAAAACAGCCGGTAATATTTAGTTCTCCAATATTAAGCACTGCATTATTAGGATATATAAGTTCATATTTAATTTTTCCAATGTATATAAATAATGATGTAAATAATCCATTATTAATATTTTTGGTAGCGTTATTTGCAACAAATTCGGCAACAGAATTATGGAAAAAATGTGGAACATTGGGTGGTGTAGTTTTGGGAGCAATAGTAGGAATAACATTTGGTATGTTATATTATGGAATGATAGCTGCAAGTGGAAATAAGGATTTAGCATATTTTGCTGAAATAAGAAGTAATGCAGAAGGTTGTAAAAAGCCTACAGATCAAAAATTTAAATGTGTGACTTATAAAAGAGGAGAAAGACCGATGTGGTAATTATTCAAATTTAGTCATTATTTTATCTAGTGCAATTTTAATTTTTGGTAAATTATGTTGACGATGAAATGAAGCACTCATTAATTGTGGTGTATTAGAATTAGAACCAAAAATAATAAAAAAATTATTGTAAATTGCTCTAAAATTAGCTTTTGAATATTTATCATCAAGTTCTGATTTTTCAAAAATTGGTTTTTTTAGTTTTCTATTAACATGATTATGAAAATTAAATAATAATAATTTAAGTTCTTCTTTTGAATTTATATTATCAAATTTTACTTTAGTTAATTCATTAGCAGCATCTTGAGAACATTCAGGACAAGGAAGATTAGTAGAAACAGTTTTAACAACATATATGATGTCTTTTTTAATTTCATTAAAGTCAGATTCTTTAATTTTATATGCTAAAGTATGAAAAAGATACCATACTGTATTTCCCCATATACTTTTATCAAACGACATAATAATAATAATTGATATATTTAAAATAAGAAAACTACAAATTAAATAATTTAAAAAGTAAAAAATTATATATTTAATGGAAAAAGTTTCTAAATATGACATAGAATTATTTAAAAATTTATTAAATGAAGATTTAATAGATGAAGATAATACATGTTTAATAACTAATGAAAATCTAAGGGATAATAATATAGAGTTAAATTGTGGTCATAAATTCAATTATGAAGCTTTGTATAATGAAGTAGTTTATCAAAAAACAAGAAAGTTATTAGATAATGCACAACTAAAAATTAATCAGGTGAAGTGTCCATATTGTAGAAATGTAACAAATAAATTAATACCATTTTACAAGTATTATTCAGTAAAACAGGTGAGAGGAGTAACTTATCCGGAAGAATATTGTATGAAAATATATGAATGTGAACATGTAAAAAATGGAAAAAAATGTACAAAATCAGGTTGTAAAACAGAAAATGGTATATTTTGTAATAAACATTTAGTAACAACAAAGGAAGATGAAATAATTTTAAAAAATGAAAATAAAGATGTATTTAATTATTATAAAAAAAAGAAAATGGTAGAATTAAAAAAGATATTAAATTTAAATCACTGTAAAGTTGGTGGAAATAAGGAAGAATTGGTAAATAGAATAATTATAAATAAAAGTAAAATTCAAAATTGGTTAGAAAATTAAATAAATTATTAAAATAATATATAAATTAATTTGTATATTATTTTAATATGTCTGAGTCGAAAGAATTATTGGTAAATACAATAAAAGAATGGGTAGCAATAAATAATAAAATAAATGAAATACAAAAATTATTAAAAGATTTGCGAGGAAAGAAAAAACAATTATCAGATTCATTAATTAAAATAATGGAAAATAATGAAATAGATGGAATAGATATAAATAATGGTAAATTAGTATATAGAAAAAATAAAGTGAAAGCTCCAATAAATAAAGATTATTTGTTGAAGATGTTAGATAATTATTTTGAGAAATATCCAGAAATTGATACAGGTGATGTAGGTAGTTTTATTTTAGATAATCGTCCAGTAAAGGAAATGCCTACTCTAACAATTAAACAAAATAAATAAAAAATAAAAATTAATAAATTTTATGTATATATAATAATATTATGAATAAATTTTTAACATCACTTATAGGAATTATAGTATTTACATCAATTATGTCACTATTAGGTAAATTTTTTGATATAGATCAGATGTATTATATCCCATTTATGATGTGGATAATAGCGATATTTGTATTTAATATGTTTTTAGATAAAGAAACAAGTAATCTTTTTATGCAAGATATACGAAATGTTTAAACATTATTAGTATTGTTATTTTTTTGAATAACACTATTAATTATAGAATCTGAAACTTTATCTTGTAAATTATCATAAATTTCATCAAAGGTAGGTTCTCTATTATATTCTACTGAAAATTCATTAATAAAACTATCTACGATAACAGATTTTCTTCTAAATTCATTATTTTCTTTAACAAAATTAACTAAATTTTTAGTTTTATGTTTAGCAATTTCCTCAGCAGTTTCTTTATAAACAGCATGTCTAGTACTTTGTAATACATTACAAATTTCAGGTTTAAATATTTCATCAAATGATATTTGTTTAGTAGTTGGTTTTTGACCTTCTTTAATTTTACCACCAGAGAAAGTTTTATAGAATTTTTCAATAATTTTAGGATTAATAGATGGACTAGTTTCCATGAGTCTATCAAATTCTTCTTTTGATATTTTAAGCATTTGATAAGCATGCATTCTTTCATTTCTAGATTTAGCTAATTCTAATTTAATATTTCTATAAAATTTATCCCAAGAAATTGAAGCAACTCGATGAGATTCATTTAATTCATTAATTTTAAGAAATTGTTGAATAGTGGTAATAATTCCAGCAATAATATTAGTGGTACCAACAGCGATTGTATAATATGGAACATATTGTTCTGGAACTCTTTCTTGAGCGAAGTTTGCGGTTCCTGTTAATGTAGACATAATAATAACAGGAATAGTGAACCATCTAGCTTTAGAAGCAAATGAATTATGAGAAGTAGAATGTAACCATCTATAACAAATAGCTTTATCGGCCCATTCAACAAGAATTTTTTCGTGTTGAATAGACCATTCTGCATAATAATTTTGTAAAGTATCATCGATGTCTTCTTTAGTTTCTTCATTGGTTTCTTTATTTTCAGTAGTTTCAGTGTTATTTTTTTCTGTTTTTCTAAATTCAAGCCGGTTCATTTTAATATATAAAAAGATAAAACTATAAAAATAAATTAAAAGTATTAATTTAAAGTAATTATAATAAATAAAGTATGGTATATACGATAGGGGTATTGATATTAGCAACAAGTAAAAATAGAGATAATTGGGTTATGATGCAAGATACATATTTATATCAATTAACATTAAAAACATTTTTACTAACTATAGACAAAGAGCATAATTATATTTTTTATGTAGGAATTGATAAAGATGATAGAATTTTTGATAATGAAACTCAAAAAAGAGAAATAACAAGATTTTCTAAAGTATTTCCAAACATAGAATTTAAATTTATTACTATGGAAAATATATCAAAAGGTTATGTTACATTAATGTGGAATAAATTATTTGAAGATGCTTATAATTTAGGATGTGATTATTTTTATCAATGTGGAGATGATATGGAATTTAAAACAAAAGGTTGGATAAATGATGGAATAAAAGTTTTAAAAGAACATAATGATATTGGAATGGCTGGACCAATAAATAATAATAATCGTATATTAACTCAAGCATTTGTAAGTAGAAAACATATGGAAATATTTGGTTGGTTTTTTCCAAAAGAAATAAAAAATTGGTGTTGTGATGATTGGTATAATATGGTTTATCATCCAAAATATTTATATCCATTATATAATCATTGTGCTGAAAATAAAGGAGGACAACCAAGATATGATATAGATAATAATCCAAATTTTACAGGTGGAAATCATATGAAATTTGGTATGAATGTACAGGCTTTACGACAACAAACAGCAAGATTGGCAGAAAGTCATAAACCTTTAATTGAAAAATACATAAGAGAAAATACATAGATTTTATAATAATTTAAACATATAATTATTATAAATATAAAAATGTTACCAGCATGTAGATTTGACTTAATGGCTAAATACTTATATGTATTATCAATTGATAAAAAATTAAATACAGATTTTTTTAAAGAATTATATCATAAACATTTTATAACATTTAATGGATGTAAAGAATTACCAGATAATACAAGGGGTGAAACCACAATAGTAAAAAATAATATTGATGATTTTATAAATTCATTTAATAATTTAATTGAAAATATGAAAAAAAATGGTTTTGATGAGAGATTTCCAATACCAATTGGAAATAATGGAATTATAGTAAATGGAGCTCACAGATTAGTTGCTAGTTATTATTTTAATATAACTCCAAAAATCATTAATTTAAATGAAGAGGGAAATGTTGGTTACAATTATAGTTTTTTTTTGAATAGAAATGGTAATCCAAAGTTAGAAGAGAAATATGCAGATACGATGGCTTTAGAATACGTAAAACATAATTCAAATGTAAGAACGATGATAATTTATCCAGTTGCTTTTGAAGTAAATAAAATACGAGAAGTAATAGAAATTATAAATAAATATGGATATATTTATTATCATAAAATTATCGGACTAAATATAAATGGAATAAATAATTTAATAAAAGAAATGTATAGAGGCGAAGAATGGATTGGAGGTATGTTTCCAAATGGATGGTCTCCAGGAGGAAAAGCTGAACGATGTGTTGGTAATAATCCAGTAGTTTATATAAGTATTGTAATGAATGATGTTGAAAAATGTGTAGAATTAAAAGAAAAATGCAGACAAATATTTAATATTGGAAAACATTCTCTTCATATATCAGATTTTACAATTGATACTTATAGAATAAGTAGTAGTTTATTGAATATAAACTCAATTAATTTTTTAAATAATGAAACAAATGATATAGATAGTAATAAAAAAGAATTATTAATAGATTATTTTAATAGTAATGAAAATAATAAAGATGATATTTTAATAACAGAAATGAATGATGATAAAATAAATTATATAAAAATAAATGAAGATGATGAAAAATTGTATAATCCAATAAATTTTTATTATTTTAATGGGTATAAAATATATAAAGATATAAAATTATAGATAATTATAGATGCTATTCGATATAGTAATTTCCTCTTGTAAGAAAGATGAATTTGTTTTACAAAAAGCTATTGAAAGTATTAAACAATATATAAAAGGTTATAGAAGAATAATAGTAGTATCAAATGAAAAATTAACAGATGCAGAAGGAGTAGAATGGTTTGATGAAAAAAATTATCCATTTTCTATGAAAGATATGTATGATTATATGTATAATATGGTTCCAGATGATAAAAGAAGAAGGAAGGTTTCATATATAAATCAATTATTAAAATTATATGCTCATAAAGTAATACCTGATTTATTAGATGATATATTAATTTATGATTCAGATATAGTTTTTATAAAAGAAACAACTTTTTTTGAAGATGGTAAAACTCTATATGGAAATAGAGTAGTAAATTTGGATCCTTATCAACAATATTTAAATCATCATTTAAAATTAGATGCAAGTTTTGATTTTGGAAATAAATTGACTATAAATAGTGAATTAAAAAAAACAGGTAGATTTTGCTCAGGGATCTGTCATCATTTAATTTATAATAAAACTATAATAAATGAATTAATTGATTTTATAGAAAAAGAGAGAGGTGAAACATTTTGGAAATATTATTTAAATCAAGTTGATACAAGAGAAGCAGACCATATGAAACATTGTGAGCCAGCAAATTGTGAATTATATTATAATTATGTAAATTTATTTCATAGTGATAAAATAAAGATTAGACCAATTACTTGGATGGAAGAAGCAGCTGGAGCAAAACAACAAAATAAAATAGTAAGTACTTATAGTAATAGATTTGAATCACTAAAAGCACAAGCATTGGCTGGAGGAAATAGTTATATAGCATTTCATTCATATAATAGAGAATATTATGAAAGTAAATAAATTATTTTTTTTCTACAATATTAAAAGTTACAAAAGGCCATTGCCAGGAACCTTTTCCATATTTAACAACGTTAGCTAGTTGGAAGTTATTTTGAATTATTTCAAGTTCTCCATAGTTATTATCAACATAATAGTCTTCTTCCATAATTATAATTGTATTTGGATTATTTTTACATATTTCATAACATAAATTAATAATTGGTAAATGCATAAATCTGGAAGAATCTATAAATATAATATCAGGTTGCATATTAAGTGTTGTAAAATAATTGTTATTTTCATTCATTACTTTTAAATATTTATTTTTTAATCGTTCACTAGTTTCTTGATAATCAATAATATAAGAAGGTAAGTTTGGAATTAATAAATCAATTATATCTTGTTTTTTCGTAAAATATTCATTAATGATAGATACATTATTAAAATTCTTCCAAAGATTATTGGCTCTATTGTATAAATCAGGCATTCCTTCATAAGAAATAATTTCAAAAGGTTTATTTTTAGCAAGAAAAAATTGGTATAATATTTTTGTAGAATTTGCTCCTTCACCTGTGCCTATTTCTAATACATTAAATTTATCTAATGAATTAAAATCTTGATTTTTTTCATATAAAGAATTTAAAATGACAGTTAAGTCGTCCATATTTTATAAAAATATATTTGATATAGTTTTAATATATTTTTATTCATAATTAATAACAGAATTAACGATATATGTAATATCCTCATCTTTTAAATAACAATGAAGAGGTAACATAATAATTTGATTATCAAAATTATCGTTAACTAATGATTTAATATTTTTTAAATGAGGATGATTAATATAACTATAAAAAAAGGGTCTAATTTCAATATTTTTTTCATTGAAATATTTTTCTATAATATTATAGTTAGTATATCCATTTTTGAATTTAATACCAAATAACCAATATGAATGACTTGTATTTGGTTCAATATATTGAATAGAAACTTTATCACTATGTTTAGAAAATAATTCAGAATATAAATTAAATAAGTGTTTTTTTTTATTGTATATAAAATCAAGGCTCTGAAATTGTGAATATAATAATGCAGCAGATAAATTATTAAATCTATAATTGTAAGCAACTAAAGAGTGAACATATTTAACATCGGTGATGCCTTGTGCAGCAAAACATTTAATATGATTATAAACATCATCATCATTAGTAATAAATGCTCCTCCTTCACCACAAGTAATATGTTTATTGGCATAAAAAGATATAGATGATGCAAGTGTATTGCTACCAGAATAAGTGTTATTATATTTTCCCATAAATCCTTCACAATTATCTTCAATAATTATAATATCAGGTCTTTTTGATTGAATAATATTGATTGGAATAATATTACCCAAGTTATGAACTAATAATAAACAGGAGTTGGGTTCTAATTTATCTAAGTAATTTAAATCTAAATTCCAGGTATTGTGATCAATTGGTATAATTTCAATTTGATCTTCTGTGTATTCATATAAAACACTATTATATGCGGCAACATAACAATGATCAGCTATGTAAATTTTTTTACATTGAGGATATTTATATTTTACACTTTTAACTATGCAATGAGTAGCAGATGTTCCATTATTAGTAAATAATACGTGTTTAACATTAAATCTATTTTTGATTTCTTCTTCGCATAATTTTATGTATTTTCCGGTAAATGAAATCCAATTAGAATCAATTACATCATTAATATATTCTCTAGAGCCAGAAATATCATAAATTTCAGAAATTCTAATTTTGCTCATATAATTAGATTGTGTGTTATAATTTTAAATATAAAAATAAATATATATAATATATTATAAATGAAAATTAAATTAAAAGAATTATCTTGTAGCGTAATAAAATTAAATTCAGACGGAAAAGCATATGTAGATGAGAAAGTAAAATTAGAAGATAGTCCTTGGATAGATTATTTAAAATATAAATCAACTGATAAATTATATGAAAGTTTTAGAGCAACTCAAAAACATCCAGACCATAAAGATGATTATTGGTATCCAATTGAAAAATTTGATTTGCTAGTTGAAAATATGAGAAAGTATGGATACAAAAATGAATTTTGTAATAATAAAGAAATACAAGATAAATTAAATGGTGAAAATTGGCCAGGAGGGAAAGGTCCAATAAAAATAGGTGCAAATGGTAAGATTGGTGATGGACATCATAGATGTTGTATATTATATTATTTGTATGGAGAAGATTATGAAATAGAACTAAATAATTGTTTGGTAAAAAATGTAGATCCTTTGTAAAAATAATATAATTTTTTATTTTAAAGAGAAAATTATATTATAAATTATATGACAAAATTAGCACTAATAACTGGTATAACAGGACAAGATGGGTCATACTTATCTGAATTACTTTTGGAAAAAAATTATAAAATTTATGGAATTGTTAGAAGAACATCATCAGTTTATAATTATGGAAGAATTGAACATATAAAAAATGAATTGAATCTTTTATATGGAGACTTAACTGATTCTTCTATAACAACAATTTTAAATCAAATAATAATGGAAAATGAAGATTATGAAGTATTAGAAATTTATAACTTGGCTGCACAAAGTCACGTTCAAATTTCTTTTGTAATGCCTGAATATACAACAATGACAGATGGATTAGCAGTTTTAAAAATATTAGAATATATTAGAAATTTACCAGAAATTCATAAAAAAAAAATAAAATTTTATCAAGCAGGAACAAGTGAAATGTATGGTAAAGTATTGCAAGTTCCTCAAACAGAGGAGACACCATTTAATCCACAATCTCCATATGCATGTGCAAAATTATATAGTCATTTTACTGTAAATTTATATAGAGATGCTTATAATTTGTTTGCTTGTAATGGAATTTTATTTAATCATGAGTCACCTAGACGTGGTGATAATTTTGTAACAATGAAAATAATAAAAGGAATAAAAAGGATGAATATAGATAATAATAAATGTATAACTCTTGGAAATTTAAATAGTAAAAGAGATTGGGGTCATGCTAAAGATTATGTAAAAGGTATGTGGTTAATGTTACAAAAAGAAAATCCAGATAATTATGTGTTATCAAGTAACAATTCTTATTCAATTAGAGAATTTGTAGAAAAAGCTTTTAAATATGTAGGTTTGACTATTACTTGGAAAGGAGAGGGTTTGGATGAAATTGGAGTAGATCAAGATGATATTTTAAGAATAAAAGTAGATAAAAAATATTTTAGACCTTGTGAAGTAGACTATTTATTAGGAGATAGTTCAAAAGCGAAGAGAGAATTAAATTGGATAATGGAGTTTGATACATTAGATAAATTAATAATAGATATGTTTGATAAATAAAAGTTAAAAAAATATTAATAATTAATATAATGAATAAAGGTATTATATTAATTTGGCCAAAACATAATGAGTTTAAAAATATAATGTTAGGAGAGTTAGAAGAAAATAATTATAAATTATTAGAAGATAATTTTATAGATGTAAATAAAAATTATATAACTAATTTGTTGAGAGAAATACATTATGGTAGTGAATGGTGGAGAGAAAACTTATTAAAAGAAGTAGAAAAGAGATTAACAAATGATAAAGTGCAAAGGTTAATTTATTTAATTGTAGAATCTGAAAATATACATTTAAATTTTAAAAAATTTAAAAAATTTGTTAGAGAGAAATATAGATTAGATAAATCATATTTTCATTTGTGTGATCCAGATTGTAAAAAACATTTGGGTTTAAATTGTAGTTGTCCTACTTATGTGGAAGAATTTAAGTTTGAGTTCAATAAACATTTAAATTTTATAAAAAATACAAATGGATTACATTTCTTAATGAATTCAGTATACAAAGAAAATTATAACTTTTATAAATATTTTGGAACTTATAAAACCATTTTAGAACATAATAAATTAGATACAGATAATTTTTGTGTAGATAATGGAGGTATATTAGCAGCATATGGTATAAGAGATACACATGATTTAGATTATCTAACTACAACAAATGTAATTTATGATAAATATAATGTGGGTTGTGAAAATGTAAATCATAAAACAGAATATGAGAGATTAGGTTATAGTATAGAAGATATAATAAATAATGAAGAAAATTATTTTTATCATTTTAATATGAAATTTATGAGTTTGAATATTTTACGAAAATTTAAATATAATAGAACACATACGATAGGAACAGGACATAAAGAAATAAGACAAAAAGATATAAATGATTATAATTTAATCAAAGACTTGTAATTAAATATAATGTAATTCAGTAATAATTAATTTATCATATTGTTCTTTTAGTCTGTTTTCATGAATAGGTTTATTATTTTCATAAGTACTAGTATATGGAGGCTGCCAGGCATTTTCAATTACTTCTAAATTATTTAGAGGTATATCTTTTCTAACAAAAAATAAATTAACACCAGCAACAACAGAAACAAGATTATAGTTAGAAAGTAAATCAACAAAAGCCATATATGATGCTCCCCAATAGTCAACTTGTTGATCAGTTCTTTCTGAGTCAAGTGGAATAGATACTTTTAAGTGGGGACCAAAAGATGCATTATATTCAGCACAAATAACTCGAGGATTACAGCAAGTAATATTTTTTAATACAAAATAATCATTACCATCAATATCAATAGATAAAAAATCTACTTCCCCTTTAAAATCATGTTCACTAAGAATTTGATTAATATTATCAATATTAATTTCATGATTTATGGCTCTTGATTTTTGATAATTAGTTCCTTTATAGTTTCTTTTGAATCTATTCCAAAATAATTGAACTTGTAATTTATTAGCATCAATAAATAAACAATCCCAATTATTCCTCATTAAATTTATAGTATTTGCTTCATTCCAATGAAAACCGATTTCACAACTTTTTTTATTTTTAATTCCAATATTGCTAAAAATATGTGCTATAATACCATCTTCACCATTTTGACTGGTAGCTTTTTTTTCATATTTATTAATATTTTTTTTATATTCTTCAAAATCTAAAATATTAAACCATTCATTAGAATTCATTTTATAAATTTTAATGAATTAGTATTTATATTAAAATAACTACATTAATCATTATTAATAATATCTTCAACAACTGCCCAAACATTATGTTTATTTAATATTATTTCACGTGCTTCTGCAATAGCATTAATTTGTTTGTTAGTAATTGGTTGATTTAAAATGTATTCTAGTTTATCAAAACAATCATCTTTGGTAATATCTAACCAATAGTAACAATTTTTTGGAAAATATTTATCTATATTTGGACAACCATAGTAAATCGGGATAGTCCATGATAAGATGCAGTCAGTAAATTTTTCAGAAAAGTAATTTTCTTTACAACAATTTTCAATAGAAATAGAATATTTATATTTTTCTAATCCATCCCATTTTGTAGTATTAGGTAATAAATTATCAATCTTATTTGCTCCACCGAGATTAAATCCACCAAATGTTCCTTTAAACATTTCTCCTAATTCTTTTTTATCCCAATTATAACCAAAAATATCTACTTTATCTAAAAATTGTTCCTGTTTTGATAATTTTTTTATAAATTCAATTCTTGTTCCATAAAGTCCTCCACTAGGATTAAATTTAGATGTAATAGTAGAGCAAAGTTTAGTTTTTTGTAATGGTTCATTAATAGCATTTAATTCGTTATAATTTTTTTTAATACACATAATAGATGTCCAAACATGATAAAAGTTATTGTAAGTCATTTTATATTTAAAATTGTAATTTAAGTAAGATGGATAAGGTCGTCCGGGTTCTCTTGGTAAACAAATTACTTTATTATTATTAAATTTAATTATATCATTTTTTTGCGAATTATGAATATCATCAATAATAACAACCCAATCAGCATCATTAATATTAGTTACAGCAATAATATTATTCCATTTTCCAGAATTATTGGGTGTAAGAGGAGCATATTTATCTTGTAAAAAATGATTTGGATCGGGGTCCCAAGAACAACAAAAGAATATTTTTATCATTTAATAATAATAGTCTTTTATATTTAAATATTTATTTCTTGTAAATTATTATGTAAATCAATATTTGTATTAGTAATTACAATATAACCACATGGATTATGTTTACAACAATCATCATTAGAAGTATAATTGGGTATATAAAATTTTAATTTTTCTTTATTCATAATATATGGTTTAATTTTTTCAATATTATAACCATCTGTATGAAATCCTGAATCAAATGGGACTGTAAAATCATCAATAAAAATACAAAATTTTTTAAAGTTAGTAGTAATATATTTAATTTCATCAAATAAAGGATCAGTATGCCAGTGGGCATCTAACCAAAAACAAGTATATTTTTCAAAAAGATTTGAATCATATTCATTTTTAATATTATATAATGCCTGAGGGGATGGTTTGTAATCAAGTTTAACATTAGATAAATTTTCAACTTGTGCATAAGCAATAGAAAACGATTTAATATCTATTTCACAAGAATAACATTTTAATTGTGGAAAATTTTTACCAACAAAAAATATTGTTTTGCCCATAAATGAGCCAGTTTCAATAAATACTTCACATTCATTTAATATGTTTAAAACTATAGTCATCATTTTTTTATCATCATGAAATGGAGGTTTTGGTTGCTGATTATTATAACTATCGGATTGGTAAATAACATAAGATTTATTGTCATAAATGATAGTATTCATATAGTATATAAATCTGTTTATTATTTAAATATTAATTATTATTATTATTTAAATAATGACTTTTTGTTTACATGTTCATTCGGGATTAAATAATAAATTAGTTCCATTATTAGGTTTATTAAGAATTGCAAAAAAAGAAAATAGAGAATTAAAATGTTTGTGGGGAAATGATGCTTATATAAATAAAAGTTTATTTAGTTTTAATGATTTATTTGAAAGTATAGATAATTTAGAATTTATTACAATCCAAGAATATGTTAATTTACTTGATAATCAAAATACAAAAATATATAATAGATCAGGTTCAGATAGAGATAGAAGTGGAATAATTTATAATAATGATAAAAATGATGTAGTTTTATTTCATAAAGTAGTTCATTTAATAAGTTATAAAGATGATAATGTAATTGGTAATTATGTTCCTTATCCTAGAATATGTAAAGAAATTACACCAATAATAAATGAATTACGAGAGATAGGTAAATTATTAAAACCAGTTGAAAAAATTCAAAATAAGATTGATTATACAATTGAAAATTTTAAAAATACTAATGTTATAGGATTACATATAAGAACAACAGATGGTGGATTTACAGATATTCCATCAAAAGATGTATTTGGATTTATAAATAATTTATTAGAAGAAAACAATGGTTCAAAAATTTATATATCTTGTGATACATTAGCATTAGAAAATGAAATAAAAAAAACATTTACTAATAATATTTTATATTTTACTAATCCTTTTGGTGATGATTATTCTGAAAAATATAATAGAAGTTCATGGGGAACTATGAATGCTGTTTGTGAGATGTTTATTTTATCAAAATGTAATAAATTTTATGGAACACCTGGAAGTTCATTAAGTTTTATGGTGTGGTTGTTAAGAAATGATAAATTTTTAGAATTTTGGTGTAAAAATCCTTGGAATTAATTAGTTTCTTTTAGCAAGCATATATCCCTCAATTCTCTCAAATGGTAAGTTAGATAACTCATAAATATTTTGTAAATCAACTAATTGTGTAATAGTGCAATTATTTTCTTCCATAATTTCAATATTTTTAACTTTTGCTCTGTTAAAATTATTATTACATAAGAAATATCCACCATTAACTAAATTCTTAGCCGCCCATTTTTGAGCGTGTTCTTTTAATTTTGGTGTAGTAGCATAATTACCAAGATCATTATGACAGAAAGCGATATCCATTTTATCTTTGTCAGTTAGTTCCATACAATCTTTAATTACTACATTTGGATGATTATTTGGATTATGTAAATCATATCCAATACATCTATCATACCCAAAATGTTTACATAATTTATCAAAAGTATAACAATTGTGAGTTCCTAATATTAGAATTTTACCTTCTTTTGGAATATCTTGTAATTTCATAATGATATTTTCATAAAATGTATTAACATAATATTTCTCTCCACCTTGGTCCCAAGAATCGTGTTCACTATTGTTAAACCAAAAATCATATGAATAATATGGTGTTTCATTTTCTTCTTTCATAGAACCATAAATAGTTAATTTACTGAGGTCTTTACATGTGCCCGAACTTTCTTGGTCAGGATTATCATCACTTAATTTTTCAAACAGTTCTAATCCTCGTGCTGCTTGTTCTGGTGTCATATACATATTCCATCCCATAGAATCAATAGGGTCTTCTTTGTAAAGTAAATAATTAATTCCATCTGGACCCATAGTTCTTCCTTCATAGCGAACGGTTCTGAACCAATCATATGCATCTTTATCATCTGTTAAAATCATTCCTCCTTTACCAATAGGAATATGTTTTCTAATATGGAAAGATAAACAATGAAATGTGTTTGGTTTATACATACCTTTTTTCATTCGCACAGCGCCATCATAAATAGGATATGGTTTAAGTTGATATGCGCCAGACCATTCTCTATCTTCAAATTGGATTTTGCATCCAGCATGAATTATTGTACATGGAACAGAAATCCAAGTTTTTGACGGAAGAATAACTGTTTCTCTCGCATTCAAGTATTTTAAACATAAAAATATGCCGTCAGTGCAATTATCAACACTTACTGCATATTTACTACCGGCATAAGCAGCGATAGTTTTTTCAAATATATCTACAACTCCCCAAGCGTCATTAACTTTATATTTTTTCATAATGTGATTGAAATTTTCTTTTTCTTTATCCCAAATATCTCTCGCAATATAAGGAGTAGATTGTGTTAATGTATATCTTTGATAATAACTATTTTCAATATATTTTTGATTAGTAGAAGCACTAATTCCCTGATTATTTTCTTTATAATAATTTAATGGTAATATTCTAAAATCCCAACTAACTCTAGTTTTTCCGGTTTCATTAATTTTATTATGATGTTTACATTTATTTCCATTAAAACAAATTGTCTCTCCGGCATTAAGTAATATTGGATCATATTCTTCAAGTAGTGGCATTTTTTCTACATAAACTGTATTAGTATCATACATATCTGTTAAAGCATGTATGAAATTTATTTCTCCTGTGGGATGTTGATGTAAAGTGTCAGAATCATAATGATTAACAGTTATAGCGACATTATTAGGTAAGTGAACTCTAAAAGATGGAAATTTTTGAACTAATGCTTCTTCTAAATCTAAAAATGGTAAAACAACATTATTAATAAATTTAGAATATTCTTCTTTAATTTCAGTCCAATTATCATTTAATTTATTATAAAATTTGCGATGAAACTCGGTATCGCTATCTTTACCAATGGTAGTAAATATTTCATATTTTGTATTTGCTTGATTATGAAGATTATTTAATTCACATTCAAATAAATCTGATACAAGTTGAATGAATTTATAATTATTTAAATTATAATCTAATTTTTTCATATGTTTTTTGCCTGATACCATTTCCTTAGAAAAATCAAATTCTCTCATTTTTAATAATATAATTAATAAGTTTTTAAATTATATTATTGTTTTAAACTATAACTCACATTACCTTGTTGAATATCAGAGTATCCATCTTTTTGTTTGGAAATATGAGGTAATGTACAAAAACAATTAAATCTAGTTTGTATTTCTTGTGCATAAAAAACGTCGATTTCTTTAGTATAAGATTTAATATTTTCCAATAAATATTTCATAGCATTTTCAGTAATTAAATATGAACCAGTAGTATGTGTTTCTTTAGTTTTTACTATATTTTCTGTAATTTTCTGACGGGGACCATTATGTGAACCACATAAATATAACATATCATAATTATCATAAATTTGAGAACTAAATTTAAATAAAGTATCCAGGTCATGTATAAATTCAGTATCATCTTCAAGAATTAATATATTTTTGTAGTTTCTCTCTAATGCTAATTTACAAACTTCAACATGACTTTGTAAACAACCTAGGCAACCAATTTGATAATATAAAAATTTATCAGATCTTGGAAAAGAATTTTTAACATGACTACAATAATTATTATTCCATTCAATTATATCTTGAATACCAGGACGGACAGCGTTAAAAAATTCATAATTAGTTATATTATGTTTCTCTAGTTCTTTGATCATCTCTTCTTTTCTATCTGTTCTGTATTCCAAATTAATTATAAAAATTTTATCAATCTTCATTAATATTTAAATAAAACAAAATATATTTAAATATTATTTTATAAATCATTTCCAAATATTTCAGGTAATAAAATATTTGTTGTAGGTTCTTTTTTTAATAAATAGTTTCTATAATCAGTTACAAATGAAGACCAACTACTTCTTTTATGAAATCTCCAAGGTATTCTATATGTTTCCCATGCAGTTTCTCCACCGCAATATACAAATATTTTTGATTTACAACATATATATTGTTCTATAAATGATTCTAATTCATCATATTTATCATCTTTATTTAATAATTTATATGTTTTAAGTGATGATTCATTAATTCTATAATGGACAGGTGTTGCTATAAAAATATTTTCTACAAGTATATTTTGTTCTTTTGATAGTTGTAATAAATAATTATTGATATCTTCTTCGTCAAAAGTTTTTGTTAAATCTTTAACATTATTGAATTCTGATGACAGTCCTTGAAAATAATCTGTATATCTTAAATGCAGACTAATAAATTCATTATTATTAAAATTATTATTAATGTATTCATCACCAAAATTTTTTATTTTTTGTGAAAAATCAAATTTACTACATATATCTTTATAAATTATTTCAAAATTAGTATTTAATTTACATCTTCTACATCCATTTACTCCACATTTAGATATTTTAGTAGACATAAATGTAAAATTAATGACCAAAACTTCTTCATTATGATTTTTAAAAAAATTATAATCTTCTTCACAATTAATTTGATCCGATGCAATTATAGTATGTATATTTTTGTAATTATATAAATTTTTATCTATATTTTTTAAAACATTAATTACAGGTATTAAATTTTTAATATGATGTAAATTATATATTGTATTAATCTTATACATAATTTCTTTATTTTCTAATGCATCTAAATGTTTATCATTATAATTGTATATGGTATTAAAATTCCAATATTTTATATTATGTTTACTTCCTCTAATTAAATGATTAATTATAAAATGTTGAGTAATTGGAGGAAATAAAAATTTTCTATTTAAATGATGACATAATATGAGTGCTTCTTTTATTCCGATAATTTGATTACCTGCACCAGCATCGTCTGTTGGTATGCAGAACAAAAATTTTTCATTAGTCATTAATAATTAAAAAAACTATGTATTTAAATATTAATTTATATTTCATTTCCAAATATTTCAGGTAATAAAATATTTGAAGTAGGTTCTTTTTTAAGTAAATAATTTCTATAATCAGTTATAAAAGAAGACCAAGTACTTCTTTTATGAAATTTCCATGGTTCTTGATGTACGTGATTATCAGTTTCTCCTCCGCAATATACAAATATTTTTGATTTACAACATATATATTGTTCTATAAATGATTCTAATTCATCATATTTATCGTCTTTATTTAACAATTTATATACTTTAAGCGATGAATCATTAATTCTATATGGTACTGGTGTAGCAATAAAAATATTTTCTAGAGAAATATTTTGTTCTTTTGATAATTTTAATAAATAATTATTAACATCTTCTTCGTCAAATGTTTTTGTTAAATCTTTAACATTTTTAAATTCAGGTAATAATCCTTTAAAATAATCAGTATATCTTAAATGAATGCTAATAAATTCGTTATTATTAAAATTATTATTAATATATTCATCGCCAAAATTTTTAATTTTTTGTGAAAAATCAAATTTACTACAAACATCTTTATAAATTGTTTCAAAATTAGAATTAAATTTACATCTTCTACAACCATTAACTCCACATTCAGATATCTTAATAAATAAATATGTAAAATTAATTACTAAAACATCTTCATGTAAATTTCTAAAAAAATTATAATCTTTTTCACAATTAATTTGATCGGATGCAATAATTGTATGTGTGTTTTTACAATTATACAAATTTTTATCTATATTTTCAAAAACACATAAAACAGGAACAGGTTGCTTAATATGAACTAAATTGTATTGTGTATGTATTTGATTTAATATATTTTTATTTTCTAATGCATCTAAATAATTATCATTATAATTGTATATAGTATTAAATTTCCAATATTTATAATTATATCTATCACCTCTATTAAAATGATTAATAATAAAATGCTGAGTTATTGGAGGAAATAAAAATTTTCTATTTAAATAATGAGATAATACAAGTGCTTCTTTAATACCAATTATTTGGTTTCCAGCACCACCATTAGGAGTGGGTATAGAAAATAAATATTTTTCATTACTCATTAATAATTAAAAGAAAATATATTTAAATATTATTAATTAAAATACTATAATGAGTAAAACTTGTATAATTTGGTTAATAAATAAAATAGATAAAATTTGTAAAGCAACAGGAGAGAATAGATTAATTATGGCAAAAAATAGTGTAAAAAATATTACACAACATATTAAATTGCCTGTAATAATATTTCATGAAGATTTTACTGAAGAAGTTAAGAGTGATTTCTTAAATATATATGAAAATATAACATTTTGCTCTGTAGATTTTCAAAATAATAATTTACCATTTGATAAAAATGTATCAAAATGCGGAAAAGGATATATGATGATGTGTAGATTTTTTTCTGGAGTGATGCAATCTATGGATATATTAAAAGATTATGATTCATATATTCGTATGGATGATGATTCATTTTTAATTGAACCATTTATAAATCAAGAGAGATTTCTAAGTGAAGCAAATAAATCTTATTATACGTATAGAACAATATTTTATGATAATATAGAAGATATCAATAATCCAATTGGTTTATATAATTTTACATATAATTTTTGCAAATCATATAAATTAGATATAGATGGTTTATTACCAAAATTAAAAGAATTAGGATTTTTAAATAATGGTAAATATACAGGTATTTGTCCATATAATAATTTTCATTTTTCAAAATTAGATTTATGGAAAAATTCAATAATTAAAAATTATACAGAGAGAATTATTAATATGAATGGTACTTTACTATATAATTGGATGGATGCAAATGTTCATGCGATGATAATATTTGTATTATGTCCATTATTGTATATTCCAACTCAAGAAATAACAGATTTTGGATATAGACATAATAAACATTTTTCAATATTAAATTCAAATAGACATACTTTTAAACAAAATGAAGATTTTTATCCAAAAATTATTTAAATAGATTATAAGTATTATAGTAAATGAAATTAACTGATGTATTAACAGCAACTGATACAAATCCTTTATATTATAAATTTGTTCCAATATTTATTAGAGCTTGGAAAAAATTGTTTCCAACTCTTAATATTCATATTATATTAATTTCTGATAAAATGATACCAGAATTAGAACCATATTCTGAATTTATAAAGTTATTTCCTCCATTAGAAGATGTAAAAACTTCATTTATAGCACAAAATATAAGATTGCTTTATCCAAGTTTAATTAAAAGTGATGGTGGAGTATTAATAACTGATATGGATATAATACCAATGAATAGAAAATA